AGTTGCCTCATGTTTTGGCATCGCGATCACGACTAACGGACGCGGCGGCACTGGTTTAATGCCATCGACCGACGATGAGTCGAGCGACATCAACGGCAACCAGTTCGAGTATCTTGAGCCGGCGATGGTCGTACGGTTGCAGCCAGGGGAATCAGTTGAGTCGATCAATCCGGGACGTCCAAACTCAGCGTCAGAACCGTGGATCAATCTAATGCTGCGGGGTATTTCGGTCGGTACGGGCCTGTCGTACGAAGTCGTCAGCCGGAACTACAGCGGCACGAGCTACAGCAGTAGCCGTACAAGTATGCTGGAAGATCGTCGTCGCTTTCGTAGGTGGCAACGCTATGACGTACAGCACATGTGCCAGCCGATTTGGGATCGATTCTGTGATCAAGCGGCAACGGCAGGCGTTGACGGCTTTCCGTCGATGTCCGAAATACTTGCCGACCGTCGTGCCGCGACTGCGGTCGAGTGGCAAACTCCCGCATGGGAATGGGTAGACCCACAGAGCGAACAATCAGCGTCTGACTCTGCGTTGAACTCGTTCCAAAGCACCTACCAAGACGAACTTGGGCAGCGTGGGAAGCACTGGAAGAACGTGTTTTATCAGCGAGCCAAAGAAGAAAAGCTGAAACGTCAACTTGGTCTTGTCACTGCCGACATGGCAAAGGTTGAAGCAACGCAGGCTGAAGGCCAGCAAATGGCGGCAGCGTCTGCCGTTCCGCAACCGGGACAACCAGCACTGCCAGCCGGGGAGATGTCTGACATGTCTCGGCTGCAATGGGGCCGCAATCGCAAGGCGATTGAAGACATTCTTGCGGAGTACATCGCAGGCACTGCCAGCGAAACAAAGTCAAAGGTATTCCTGCAGTCGCTGGGACTGACTGAAGCGACGGCACAAATGCTGTTGGCGGATGCGTCAGACGGAACTGTCGACACAGATTTGGATCAGGTTCCGGAGACAGAAAATGCCAAGTAAAAAAGGCAAGCTGCCACCATTGAAAGCTCCGTGCGTTGTCATGCGATCTGTCGGCATGTCAACTGGCGTTTCTGATGTCGTAATTGCCACGGAAACACCAGTTCGACGATACGACGAAGATCGCGGCTATGTCATCAATGAAGTCCTGTTGATGGATGGCGTTGTTCTCCGAGCCAATCAATCACAGATTCCGATCGTCGATTCACACGACGACAGAAGCGTTCGGAACATTTTCGGTTCAATCCGACAAATGCAAGTCATTGACGGAGAGCTGCACGGAGTTCCTTCGTTCGCCAGTGATGCAGAATCACAGGTGATCCGCACGCGAATGGATGAGGGACACATCACAGACTTTTCAATCACTGCCGTTCCGATGGAATCGCTCTTTGTGCCGCATGGCCAAAGCTACACGACAAAACGCGGAGCGGTGATTGAAGGACCGGCGGTCATCCATGTGCGATGGCAGCCACATAACGCTTCGATTTGTGCCACTGGTGCAGACGAGCACTCTACTGTCCGTAGGTCATATACAGACCTCGAAAGAAAGGTAACGCGAATGGACGAGGCACTATTGACGCAACTGGCAGCAATGGGGCTCCCTGAAGGCATGACAGACCCAAACCAGATCTTGGCATGGGTTGTCGGAAAGCTCGGCACATCTGCACCGGCCGAGATGGCTGAGCCAGTTGAAAACATGGACGGCGACATGAAGCCGGAGGAAGAAAAGAAGGTCGAAAACATGGACGGTGCGACTGACCCAGAAGAAGACAAGAAGAAGGTTGAGGAAGCAATCAGCCGCGCGTTGCGGACTGATGCAAAACGACGCAAGGAGATTCAGGCTCTTTGCACTGTTCACAAAATCGAGCGATCAGTAGCCGACAGTCTCTGTGACGACGGCGTTGACCTCAACACAGCCAGAACAAGGATACTGGAGCGAATGGCCAATAAACCTGCCGGTCAGTCGACCGAACGTGTCAGCGTAACAGAATCAGCCGATGACAAGCTGTTTGCAGCGGCCCGTGATGGCCTGATCATGCGAACTCTGCGAGCCAGCGGAATGCGAAACCAGACGCTGGCAAACCCAGCGGCCGGACATCAGGACTTCGTCAGCATGAAGCTGGGCCGCGTTGCAGAAATGTACGCGGAAAAGATGGGCTGCGACGTTCGACGCATGGCCGCAAAGGATATCGCACTGGTCGCAATGGGCCATCCGGGATCAATGAACAGGTTCCGAATTCAGCGTGATGCGTATCACACGACCGGAAGCTTTTCGAATCTTTTGCTGGACGCGGCAAACAAGACGCTTCTGGCAGGATATGAGGAAGCACCGTTCACTTGGAACATGTGGGCGCGTGACGCCGGAACGACTGCGGACTTCAAGAACATTAACCGCATTCGCTTCAGCGAAATGGGTACGCCGGAAATGGTGCCAGAAGGCAACTCATATCCAGATGCACCAATGAGCGATGCAAAGGAAACGTACAAGATCAACAAATACGGCAACATGTTCACGGTAACATGGGAAACCGTCGTGAACGATGATCTTGACGCCATCAGCCGCATTCCTGCAATGCAGGGTGCAGCGTGTCGACGTCTGCAGAATCAGGCCGTCTATGGCGTCCTGACGAGTAACCCGACGATGGCTGACACCGGAGCATTGTTTAACGCAACTGCTCAGACAACTGCAGGCGGTCACGCGAATTTAGCGACGGGTGCAGGGGCTCCGGCAGTCGGAACGCTTAACACCGCGTTCATTTCCATGATGACTAAAAAGGGATTGCGGTCGGATGTGATTCTCAACATTCAGCCGTCGTTTTTGATCGTTCCTGCGGCAATCTCAGCGACTGCACTTCAGCTGCTTGGATCGATTGCAGATCCGTCCGTAGGTGGCAGTGCGGCTGGCAACAGCAACACAAAGAACATTTATGGGCCGAACGGCGATCGTCCATTGAAGGTCATCGTCGAGCCGCTGTTGGATGCAAACAGCTCGACGGCGTGGTACTTGGCTGCCAGCAACAGTCAGGTCGACACTGTCGAAGTAACGTTCCTTGAAGGCGAGCAGTCTCCGGTCCTTGAAAACGAGTGGGACTTTGACAAGGACGTTTACAAGTACAAGGTGCGTCAGACGTTTGGCGTTGCTGCCATCGACTTCCGTGGCCTGTACAAGCACGCCGGGGCGTAATGCTCAGGCAATCTGAAACCGTCCGGCAGGTCCTGTGATCTGCCGGATGTTTAAAAGCACTCCACAACGTAGCGGAATGCGATGACCGTTGTTTTGAAAGGTGAAGATCATGGCTGGTATTCAAGACTTTGTAGAATGGTATGACGACTTCCTTGGGCCGCAAACAGTGCTTGCGTCACCCGTGGGGAGCGATCAATGGGACTTGGTCGTAACGGGAACGACGCCAACCGCAACGGTCGGCGGGATCAATGGCGAGTTGACGCTCGCAAACTCATCTGCGACGGAAATTCAGAATTGTTGCGTGTTCACGAGTGACATTTTGAACTACGACATTGATCTGATTCAGCGAGCCGAGTTTCGCGTCAAGTTTACTGCTCAGACGGGTGGCACATGCGACTCGACAACGTCGATCGCGTTTGGGTTGGCGAGTGCTCGTGCCGATGCAATTGATAGCATTGCATCGCATGCGTTGTTTCGCATTATCGGCAGTAACGCAATCGTCGTCGAAACAGATGACGCGGTCACCGACAGAGACGACGTCGCGACCGGAGTCAGTTTCGTGAGCGGCGTTTATCGCAAGTTTGTGATTGATTTCACGGGCGGCAAGTCAGACGTCAAATTTTATATCGACGGTGTGCGTGTGGCAGCGTCTACGGCGTTCACGATGGCAAACTACACCGCAGGGTTCCAGCCATATTTTCAGATTCAGAAAACGTCGGACAATAACACCGATGCCTTTTCTGTAGACTATATCAAGATCGTATCAAAGCGAGCCTGATATGAGTTTGGCGGACAGGATCGTAACCGATGCGGTGGGGGTGTTTCTTAACAGCGATCACTTCGCTGAAACAGTCACGTACCACCCGCATCGGTTCGGGACGCCATCGACGCCAAGAACAATCAAGGCGGTTGTGATTCGCAATCAGGTGTCTACGTTCGGGCCTGATGAACAGATCGTGCCAGAGTTTGAAATCCGAGTTGCCAACAATTCCACAACCGGAATCAGCAGCGAGGAACTAAACACTGGTGGCGACATGATCAAGCTGGCCGTGCGAGTCGGAGAAACACCGACGAAGCGGTCAGTGCAATTATTGTCTGAACATGACTCCGGAATGCTGGTGTTGATATGCCGGTAACATTTCAAACGCCTGTCGTCTCACGAATCTCAGATGAGATCTTCGCGCGGCTTCAGGCGTTGGTGTCCGGCAGTGCTGGGGCGTATGCGTTCACAGATGTTGTCAGGCCGACGAAGCTGGCGACATACACGCCGCAACATGGTCTGATCGTATTGACTCGTGGTGAGGTTTCACGACTGACGGAAATCGATTGCCCCGGCAATCCTCCGGCGGTCGGTTATCAACAGACGTTTTTGATTCGTGTTCATATTGCTCCAAGTGAAAAAGATACCACGCCAGTTGAGGTGTATGAGGATGTCATGGAGGCAGAGATTCACAAAGCGATTGTGAACGATCCGGCGACGTGGCACACGTTCGGTGATTTGGCAATTTTGGCTGATCTTGGAGCACAACAGACCGCAACATCAGACGGCGGGTATGAAGGAATCGCCATTCCTCTGACGGTTATGTTTCGAGTCAGTGAGGGCGATCTGTACACGGTGCGAGCATGATCGGAATCGAAATAGATAAATCTCAAATGAGCCGGTTGACCGCTGCTGTAATTGCAAGCGGCAAAAAAATGTCGAAAGAAATTGCGGGGACACTCAACGCAGTATCGAAAAAAACCAAACTGGAAATGGGCCGTGAAATACGCAAGCGAGTCGCGATACCAAAAGACGAAGTCGAAAGGCCGTTAAAAATAAAGGCTCAAGCCTCACCGGGAAGCTTAGTTGCGGTTGTATCGCTGAAAAAAACGCCTCGGCTCGGATTGCGACACTTCGGAGCGAGGCAGGATAAACGCGGCGTGTCATACAAGATCGGCAAGACTGGCGGGCGAGGGCGAGTCGACGGAGCTTTTATGGGGCCAAAGCCCGGAGCCGTGAAGATAAGCTGGCGAGGCAATGCTTTTAAGCGTGTTGGACGATCAAGACTTCCAATCGTCAAACTGCTAGGTGTTTCAGCATATGGAGCATATAAGAAAAACGAGCTGGCAGGGCCGCAACTCAAGGCCATCGAAGATGAGCTGTCTAAGCAGATGGAACGACGAATTAACCTCAACATTCTCCGGGCTTCGGGCCTTGTCAAAACATAGGAAACCAACATGCCATTGCTAAGACGACGCGCCGTTTTCGCCGCCAAGACCGAAACCACTGTCGGCACTGCCGAAACGATTACTGGAGCGGAAGGTGCATACAACGCTCGCGACTTTTCGATTCAGCCAACCGTTGCCGTAACTCGCCGCGAAGGCCAGGGTGGATTCAATTACTTGGCTGGCATTCCGGAAGGCATGATGGGCACATGCACCATCGTTCATGACCTAAGCTACGACGGCACGACAATTCCGACATGGGCCAGCGTGCTTCTGCCTGCCTGCGGATGGGTCGACACTGCCGG